AGGCATAAATCATCGCAAAGTTGAGCGCATCCGCACCGTCATGGACAACGCCCCGGACGAAATCAAGCGCATGGTCAAGACCGGGCGCATGACGGTCAATTCCGCCTATAACCGAACGGTCGGGGCCGGGCAACCGTTCGAGATCACCCGGAAAGTCTTGGACGATTTCTGCAACCTCACCATCAAACGTTTTGACCGCGAACAACTGCGGTATATCGCCGAAGTATTAAACAAAGAACTGGAAAAAACAGAACCCGAAAACCAACCAAAGGAGTCTGACCATGAGTATCAACGTGTACACAATCATTAATCTGCTTTATGGAGAATCTGAAAATGAATAACTGTTTTGAATTAACCGAGTCGCCACAAATCCAGGTATCCGTATGGGCTTTGCGTACAGCCCAGCCTTTTAAAGACTTGTTCCCCATACATGAGCAAGTTCTGTCGGACATTGTCGATGATATGAACCTCAATGGTTTTGACATCGCACATCCGATTATCGTATGGGGAAACAACAATATGACCGTGGTAGACGGTCACTCCAGGCTTAAGGCGGCATTCGTTGCCGGGCTGGACACGGTGCCGGTAGTGTGTCACAACTTCGAGGACGAGGAAGACGCCATAAATTACGCGATTCGCTCGCAAAGCAGTCGCCGGAACTTAACCAACGCCGAATTGCTATGCTGTGTCCAGAAACTCTTTCGTCCCAGAAAAGGCAGGCGCAGTACAGACTGTTCGCATAAGCGTGGAAAAACCGCCATGTTTCTGGCCAAGACGCTTGGCATCTCCTGCCGGAATGTTGAAAAACTCAGGGCAATATCTCAATACGGAGATGACCGTATAAAAGAGGCTTTAAGCAAGGGAGATTACTCCATCAACCGCGCTTTTGAAGAGGCAATGAGGCCACTGCGCAAACAAATTGAGCGCAACAAGCCAGACCCGGATGCGGAAATCATCCATACAATGATGGCAAAAATCCATTCAAAAATGAACACGATTCAAATCCGTAAACTTATCAAAGGTCTGCAGCTTGAATTGGCAACCAACTAACCCCATGGAGAAAGAACTATGAGCCTGCTTGAAAATGTAAAATCAGGAAAACAGCCCATGCCGCCGCGAATCGAAGTTTACGGAGTCGAAGGTATCGGCAAGAGCTCGCTTGCCGCTTCCGCGCCGAATGCGATTTTTATTCCGACAGAAGACGGACTATCCGAAATTGACTGCCACCGCTTCCCGCTGGCAAACAGTTTTTCCGAGATAATGGAAGCACTGAATGCGCTTTACCAGGAAACCCATGACTTTCAAACGGTGGCTATCGATTCATTGGACTGGCTGGAACGCCTGATCTTCGATGAAGTCTGCCGCGAATACGGGGTACGGAGCATCGAAAAAGCCGATGGCGGCTACGCTCGCGGTTACATCCATGCCCTGACTTACTGGCGCAAAATCCTGAATATGCTGGATGCGCTGCGGAACGAAAAAGGCATGGCCTCTATCCTGATTGCGCATTCGAAGATCGAAAAATTCGAAGACCCGGAATCCGCCGCCTACGACCGCTATTCGCCGCGCCTGCATAAACACGCCAACGCCCTTATTTCCGAGTGGGTGGACGCGGTTTTGTTCGCCACCCGCAAATTCAGGACGCAGAAAGAGGATGCCGGATTCAACCGGGAACGCACTATCGCCGCGCCTCTCGGAGCCGATGGTGGCGAACGGATACTGCGGACAGTCGGCGGTCCGGCCTGCGTAGCCAAGAATCGCTTCAAGCTCCCGGCCGAACTGCCGTTGTCCTGGAACGCGTTTATGACGGCGATGGCAAATGACGGAGCGGAAAAATGATCCGGCGAAGCTGGGTAATCTATCAGCGCAAATCGCGCCGGATAGTCAGCACGGTCTATCACCGTTACCGCATGGCGAAGGAGGACTTGCGTATGCTCAATGACTACTGCCAGAAGAAAGCATATGTCATTCAAGTTACCAGAACCGATTCCGAAACCGGAAAAGTCGTCAGCCGTTATTCAGATGTGCAACTCAAAGAACTCCCCAAACAGGAGGAAGGTTATGGCTAAATGCGGAGCGAAATGTGAACGATACAGCCGGGTTTGTGGTTATTTCAGGCCGGTTGAAAGCTGGAATCGTGGAAAAAAAGAAGAATTCAAAGACAGAAAAGTATTCAAAACACCAAACCAAAACAAAGGATAAAAATAACTATGGCAACTCTCAATTTTAACGCCCATGAAGTCGAACCGAACGTCACATTTGAACCCGTCCCCGCGGGAAAATACATCGCGGTGATCGTCGATTCGGAAATGAAACAAACCAAGTCCGGCAACGGCAATTATCTCGAACTGACCTTCGAAATTACCGAAGGTGAATACCAAGGCCGCAAGGTATGGGCGCGTCTCAATATCGACAACCCGAATGCTGATGCGGTGAAGATCGCCAGAGGTGAGCTTTCAGCTATCTGCCGGGCGGTCAATGTGATGATGCCGAATGACTCGGTTGATTTGCACAACCTGCCGCTGGAAATCAACGTCAAGTGCAAAAAGCGCGACGATACCGATGAAATAAGCAACGAAATAAAAGGCTATGCCGCCAAATCGGCTCCGGCAACATCGTCCGAGCCGCGCCAGCAGTCCGCGCCGTGGAAACGCGGATAATATGGAGATCGAACTGCCGTATCCTCCGAGTGTGAATCACTACTATCGGCATGTCGGCCCCCGTGTGCTGATCAGCAGGGCTGGGCGCAAATACCGCGAAATAGTGGTTGCGCGTCTCCGGTCTTGCGGAATTAAGCCTCTGAACGGCGATATAGAACTTTTTCTTGAAGCCTATCCGCCTGACCGGAGGCGTCGCGATCTTGACAATTTAATGAAATGTTGCCTTGATTCGCTACAGCACGCCGGGGCATATCACGATGACAGCCAGATAGTGAGGATTACCGCTGAAAAACACGAACCGCTGCCGCCTGACGGCATGCTTTATATAAGGATAGAAGAATTATGCAATGCAGATGCAGAAAGATAATTATTACCAGAAAAGTCGTCGAGAATATCACCGATCCGGTTATGCGCGAAATCTGTTATTTACTGATGGCCGGGCTCAATCTGAACGCCGCCCGCGCCAAGTTGAAACTGCCGCTTATGGCTTTTGAGATGTTTATTAATGAAATCAAACGCTTGCTGCTTGAAGCCGGGCTGGAGCTGCGCGGCGCCTGATGTTTGAGCTGAGACCTTACCAAATAGAGGCGGTCGAGGCGGTTTATGAACATTTAAGAACGCGAGACGATAATCCCTGTGTCGTGCTTCCAACCGGATGCGGGAAAAGTATTTGTGTCGCTCAGATAGTTTCCGATGCCGTGCAAAAATGGTCCGGCAGAGTGCTGATTCTGGCGCACGTAAAGGAGCTTTTGGAACAGAACGCGGATAAAATCCGCGTGCTCTGCCCGGAACTTGACGTCGGAGTTTATTCGGCGGGGCTCAACAGCCGCGATACCGACCACGCGGTGATTGTCGCCGGAATCCAGTCGGTTTACACCCGGGCCTGCGAACTCGGGCCGTTTGATTTGGTTATCGTCGACGAATGTTTTCCCGCCGGAACTTTAATCAGCACTCCGCGCGGAGATGTGCCTATTGAAGATTTATATGTTGGGCAACCGGTACATACTGCCTTAGGTGTTGGTGAAATCGAATGTATTTCAGCCAGGTCGGCAAGAGAATTAATTACTTTGGAGCTTAACAATGGAAAAACAATTACATGCACACCAAACCACCCGTTCTTTACCGCCAACGGCTGGCTTCCGGCAGAAGCCTTGGCAGTGGGAACGTGTTTATACAGCCGTGAAGACCTGCTTGCTATGCGGCAAAGAATTCAGGCCGCGGATTTATCTGGACGAAAAGGGGATTCCGAAACGCTGCATAGCCGAACGGGACTGGGGCAAGAGAAACTTTTGCTCGCCTCAGTGTGCGGGCAAAGCCAAAGCAACGCCCAAAAACAGGACAATACGAACATCACGGACTCGGAAGAAAACCAAAGCGCCAACATGGAATGGCGACCTGGCCAAGCTGGCTCACAAGACATGCCTTTGCTGTGGTACAACGATACGTCCGTGGACTTGGAAAAGAAAATCAGGACAAATCATGTATCAGAGCAGAAAATCATGGGAAAGGACGAGGTTTTGTTCAATTTCCTGTTCAAAGAAAGTCGAGAACCCGATGTTTCTGCCGGAAATCCGGGAGAAGGTAAGCAAAAAACTCAAAACAATGGGACACAAACCATTAGTAAGAGGGGGCAATGGATGCCCATTAACCGTTCCACAACAAATGTTGTTGGACAAGCTGGGGAAGGCATGGGAGCCGGAACATGTTGTGCTGACTTCAGAGGATCAACGCACGCACGGAGCAGCCAACTGCTACAAGTTGGACTTAGCAAATCCCCAAAAGAAAATAGCGATACAATTCGATGGAGGAAGTCATCAATCCAGGGAAATCAGAAAAACAGACAAACGCGTGACAATATGGTTGGTTCAATTAGGGTGGACCGTATTTCACATATCAAACTCAGCAGCCAGGAGGTTGTGTATAACCTGCAAGTCAAAGGACACCCTTCTTACTTCGCTAATGGCGCCCTTGTCCACAATTGTCACTTGATTGCGCCGGACGGCGAAGGGATGTACCGGACTTTTCTCGCCGACGCCAAGGTTGTTAATCCCAATCTGCGCATCATCGGCATGACCGCAACGCCGTTTCGCATGAAGGGCGGACTGATCTGCAAGCCGGAAAACCTGCTCAACAACGTTTGTTATGAGGTCGGGCTCAAGGAGATGATTGCGCAGAGCTACCTGTCGCCGCTAGTTTCCAGAGCCGGGAGAGCGGAGGCATGTTTTGACGGCTTGCACATTCGCGGTGGCGAATTTATTTCGTCTGAGGTCGAAAGCCTTATGGATAACTCCCAACTGGTGGACGCCGCCTGCCGGGAAATCGTCAGCCTGACTCAGGAGCGCAATTCGGTGTTGATCTT